CTTCTAGTTATATAACTAGCAGAGGAATACCTAATTCGGCTAATATTTTATCTGTAAACAGAAATTATCACGAGTTTAACGGAACAAATTATTTTAAATTTTCTTTAACTTCTACTAATTCTGGAAAATTTGATCAAATCAAACTTACGGCTGGTTCAGTTAGATCGTTTTCTTTTTGGGCTAAAATTTCTGATGTTAGCCGTACTCAATGGATTTTTGGTAAAGAATTAGAATATGCTTTTAAAATCCAAAATTCTTCTGAAATACAAGTTTTATATGGAAATGTTGGAGGATCAGCTTGGCTTCAAACTTTAATATTTAATCTTTCTTCACCTTTAGTTAACAACACTTGGACTCATTTTTATTTTGTTTTAAATAGGTCAACAAATTTAGCTAGGCTTTATGTAAACGGCTCTTTGGTAGGATCGGCAATAAGCTTAAACACAACTGCGTTTACTTCCAATAATAATAGTTTTACTATTGGAGATAAAGACCCTCAAAACGTAAATCAATCGTTTATTGGCGGGTTGAAACACTTTTGGGTTAGCTCCCTTGAGCACACTCAAGCAAATATTACTTATTTTTATAATTCAGGAAATGTAAGAGATCAAGGGTTGATTCTTAATCCTGTTAATTTGGTGTTTTATTTTAATTTTGAAGGGCCGTTAGTTGATCGTGGTATTTTAGATTTTGGGACAGCTTCTTCTGGAATTTCAGTAAATACCTCTGAAAGCACATTTATTAGTGTAAATCCGCAAACTTTAATTAATTCTTTTGTTGTTCAGGTTAAAAATGCCGGGATTTGGAATAATATGGTTTGCTGGCCTTTAAGAAATTTCCAAAATGGGAACACTTCTGGAACCGCTTTTTCTTTGGGAGGAAAAGCCAGTATAAATTTATCAATTTTAAACTATTTGTCTGGGACGACTCAAACTGAACAAGGTCTTTTCACAAACAATGGATCATCAGCTTTAAGTGAAATTTTAGGTAGCACTAATACTTGGACAAACGCTTCTATGGTTAGCGTGATGAACACTAATGTAGTTATGAACGGATTTGCCGGGTTTCCGTTGATTTTACAGCTTTCAACTAATAGTTATAATAGCTCTGGAACTTACGATTTAATCTCCAATGGGGACGAAAATAGATCATATAGGGGTAGTATTAAAAATGCTTCAGCTTTTGTTCAAACCGCTGATGTTACTAACACATATAGGTCTAGGTTTATTGCTTCAACTTTAACCCCTTCTAGTGTTACTTGCAGTATTAACAATTCCAGCCCTGTATCTACATCTAATTCAACTTCTCAAGCCGCTGTTTTTGATAGAATATCGGTAGGAACTAGATATAATGGGAGTAATACCCCTCAAATTAGTACAGCTAATTCTTATGGGGGTTATGATTATGCTATTTCCACACCAGCTTCTTATTTAGCATTTAAAGCTATATTTGATACAAACATAAATATTTCTACTTTTTATTCTATTTATAAAAATACTCTTGGAGTTGGATTTCCTCTTCCATAATGAGTAAAACAGCTTCAGCCCTGTACGCAGAGCTAGAAACTTCTCGCAACACTTACTTGCAGAGGGCTAGAGATTGTTCTGTCCTAACCATTCCAACATTAATACCCCCGGCTGGTCACAGCAACGCTAGCAACTACGAAACACCTTTTCAGGGAGTAGGGGCAAGGGGGGTTAACAACATTGCTTCTAAGCTTCTTCTTGCTTTGTTTCCGCCAAACGCCTCTTTCTTTCGTTTGGTAATTGATCCCTATAAATTAAAAAAACTTGGTGGCGGGGAAGAACTAAAAGTTGAAATGGAAAAAGCGTTGTCTGAAATTGAGAACGCAGTCAGTAAAGAAATTGAAACTTCCGCTTTGCGTGTTCCGATTTTTGAAGCTTTAAAACATCTTATTGTTGCAGGGAATGTACTTATTTATTTCCCTGAAAAAGGCGGTATGCGGGTGTTTAAACTTGAGAACTATGTTGTTAAACGTGATCCTTTTGGAAATGTATTAAACATTGTAACAAAAGAGTGCGTCTCTCCTTCTGCCCTTCCTGACGAAGCCAAGGCAATGTATAAAAAGCACGAAAAAGAAGAAGGCGAAGAATATTCTAATGACGACAGCGTTGACATTTATACCTGTGTCCACCGCAAAGACAATAAGTGGGAAGTATATCAGGAAATTGAGGGCGAAATGGTTCCTGAATCTGATGGAGAATACCCTATTGATAAGTGCCCATTTATTCCCCTTCGTTACAGCCGTATTGATGGCGAAGACTATGGCCGTGGATTGGTTGAGGAGTACCTAGGGGATTTGCGTTCTTTGGAAGCCCTGACACAAGCTATTGTGGAAGGCTCGGCTTCTGCATCCAAAGTGTTGTTTTTGGTTAATCCTAACGGAACTACCAAAATTAAATCTTTGGCAGAATCCAAAAACGGCCAGTTTGTTTCTGGTAATGTGTCCGATGTTAATGCTCTTCAGCTTCAAAAATATGGCGATTTCCGGGTGGCAAAAGAAGTTATGGTGGAGATTCAAACCCGCCTAGCTTTTGCTTTTCTTCTTAATTCTTCTGTTCAGCGGGACGCAGAAAGAGTAACAGCCCAAGAGATTAGGTTTATGGCTCAAGAGTTGGAAACTGCCCTTGGTGGAGCCTATTCAATCCTTAGCCAAGAATTCCAACTTCCTATGGTGTCTCGCATTATGGATCGGATGAGCAAGGCTAGTCGCCTTCCGAAGCTTCCGAAGAATGATTTAATTCGTCCTATGATTATTACCGGGGTGGAAGCCCTTGGTCGTGGAAACGATCTTACCAAGCTGGATTTGTTCTTGTCCGGGCTTGCTCAAATTTTCGGCCCTGAAGCAATGATGCAATTTGTAAATATTGAAAATTATCTTAAGCGTAGGGCTACGGCATTAAACATTGATACAGAAGGGCTTGTGAAGACTGCTGAAGAAATTGAACAGCAGAAACAACAATCTATGGCTTTGCAGTTGACAAATAAACTCGGCCCTCAGACAATCAAGGGAATATCTGATGTCGCTGGTAAAACTATGCAACAGCAGATGCAACAAACTCAGCAGTAAACAAAATAAGCAAGGAGAAAAACAATGGATAGTATTCAGGTTCCAGCAAGTGAAGCTGGCCCGGTGAACACCGCACAGGCCACGCCTCAACAAACTCAACCCGCAATTGCCCCGCAAGTTCGGAATAACGAAGGCAATGTGCAGACTAGCTCAAGCAAACCTAATTGGCTTCCTGAAAAGTTTAAAAGCCCTGAAGATTTGGCTAAAGCTTATTCTGAGCTTGAAAAAAAGCTTGGAGGTTCTACTGAAGAAAACAAAAGCCCTGAGCAAACTAGCGATAAGCCTGAAGAAACCAAAGTTGAAGTTACCCCAGAAGAAACCAAGGCGTTTCAAGAGTGGGAAACAAAGTTTTCTGATTTCTCTAAGGAATACTTTGATAAAGGTCAGCTAAGCAATGAATCGTATCAAAAGCTTACGCAGATGGGATATCCTCGTGCCATTGTGGACGCTTATATTAATGGGCAGATTGCTATTTCAAACCAAGGCTCTCAGCAGTTAATGTCTGAGATTGGCGGTGAAAATGGCTTTAAAGAAATGCACGATTGGGCTACGGAAAACTTAACCCAAGATGAAATTGATTCTTACAATGCACTTCTTGAAACCGGGGATCAACGGCAAGCCAACTTTGCTGTAAAGGGTATGTACGCCCGGTACAAGGCTTCTGCTGGTAAACAGCCTAAGCTGATTAGCGGTACTCAATCAGAAGGGACTTCCAAGGCGTTTAGGAGCATTGCAGAAATTACTAAAGCAATGTCTGATCCTCGCTATAAAAACGACCCGGCTTATCGAAAAGATGTTGAACGTAAGCTGGCAAGCAGTAACGTACTTTAATGAAGGGTTTATACGCCAACATTAACAGGCGGAAAAAACTTGGAATCAGCCGTAGCAAAAAGAAAACTACTATTGATCCCAAGACTTATAATGCTAT